GGGTCCTGGTCGGTGCCGGCGCCCAGGTTGGTGGGAACCAGCGATGAGGTGTAGACGGGGACACCATGAATGGAGCCCACCGAGCCCTGCGCCGCGACGGCGTCCGCGGTGCCCGTGGCGTTGAAGCGGCCATTAGCGGCCGGGACAACGAGCGGGCGACCCGTGGAATCCACGGCCGCGGTCAAGAACGCCCAGCGGCGCGGGTGGCAGACAATGGCCGTTGCCGGCGCAAAGCGCTGCGTGTGAATCTGCTGGATCGCGTCGGCCACCTTCGGGTAAAGCTCGGCAACCGTGGGGCTGGAGTCCGTGTAGGTCACGTCAATCTTGCTGGGGACGTTGAGCAGGCCACGACGGCCAGCGGCATTCGACGTGAGCACGAACGACTCAAGCGCGCGTGCGTAGTCGGCGGCCAGGTCGGCAATGACGACCTGGTCCATGCCACCAGCAATGGGGGACTGCTCGAGCAGCTGCACGGACAGCACCTGGATGCCGCCGAGCGTGGTCACCGCAGAGGTGGCCGAGGCGGTAACCAGGTCGGTCTCCTGGAAGCCCGTGTTCTGCGAGGACTGCGTGGCAACCGCGGCACCCGTCGTGATGCGGGGCAGGTTGATCGAGTCCGTGCCAGCGGGCAGCGGGAGGTTGCGGACGAGGTCGGCCGCCACGCGCGAGGCGCGAGCCAGCCGGACGTACTCGTCCACGAGCCACAGCGGGGGCACGAACTCGCCGCCGCTGGTGTCGGTGGTGTTGATCGCGCGGACCTCGCGGTCGTTGCGAACCAGGCGGTCGAGCGCGTCACGGTCACCGCGGAGCTGCGCCGAGGCGAGGTCGCGGAAGTAGGAGTGCTCACCGTTCTTGCGGTAGGTGCTCGGCTCGGAGGTGACCTGCACGGATGCAGTGGTCTTGGCGACCGAGCGGGACTCAGCGGCGGCGATGGCGTCCAGCTCAGTGATGCGCTCGTCCAGGGCGTCGGCAGCCGCGCGGGCTTCCTTCACCGTGGTGAGCTCGTCGTCTGAGATGTCGCGGCCCTCAACCTCGGCGGTCTCCACGATCGCCTTGGCCTCGGCCAGCTTCGCCTCCCGCTGCGCGACAAAGGTGTCACGGAGGGACATGCGATTCCCCTTTCCTGGGGGTTAGTTGGGTGGGAAGAAGGGTCAGGTGGTGGCCGAGGGTCGGGGATCAGCCGCCCGGTGGCTCCGGCGTGACGTGTTGCACCTGGATGGATCAGGCCAGGTACAGGCGCGCAACCTCGAGGTTGCGCTTAGCCCGAGGCTCGATGACCTCGGAAATCGGTGTGGAATCTTCCTGCACGTCGGCGGGCTCAGTCTCAGCCTCGGCCTCGTCGTCCTCAGATTCCATTTCCTCGTGCTCGCAGGTAACTGCGACGTTGCCCAGCGCCATGATGATGATGTCTCGCGCCTCGGGGCTGACAGCTCCCGAGCGAACCTCGGCCAGGGCCATGTCCAGCGACTTGAGGCCAACGCTGGTGGACTCGTACCAGGGGTAGGTCACGATGCTGCAGTCCATGAGTCGGCATTCCAGGATTTCCCGCGTGCGGGTTTCTGAGTCGTACTCCTCGCGCACCGGGATAAACGCAAAGGACATTTGGTCAATGTCGCCACGGGACATTGCGCTGACCAGCTCCTGCACGGTCGGATTGCTCATGTCCAGGTCCGGCGCGTCCACCAGGAGTCCGCGGTCATCCACCGTCAGCATCAGGCTGCCGGACTTGGTGCGGGCAATCGGGACGCCGTCGTGGTTGACCAACAGTCGCACGTCCGCGCGCTCGGCCAGCGTCTTGGTGAAGGCGCTGGACCGGATGACCTCGCCATGTGCGGGGGTGTCGAACAGCGCCGCGTAGCCGCGCAGGCCCACCCGGCCGTCCTCGGCCTGCCGGATTTCCCAGCCCGCCTCAACGGAACGGCGCTCAATGTTCTGCGTCATGTTTCGTCCTTCATCCTTGATGCGCTCGGCCTCGCGTTCCAGCCAGCGCCGCGCTGGAGCAGGGTCCAGCGGGTCGACCCCCCACAGGTAATGAGCAACCGCGCCGGCCCCTGGCCATTCGTCGTGGTCGGCGTCGGAATTCTTGGGCGCCTGTAGGTCAACGGCGTGACGCGCCGCCCAAGCATTTGCGCGAACGACCTTGTCGTCCGACATGGTCCCGTCCGCGATTGCGCGCGCCTCGCGGATTGTCTTATCGGTGAGGCCGTCGCCTCCGAGCCCGTCGGCGCGGTAGGCCAAGCCCTTACGGGCAGCCTCGCGCATGTAGCCGGGAACGTCGGGCATTACGCCTGCGCCGGTTCCTCGCCAGCCGTGGCCAGCGGGGGCATGTTTTCCAAAGCGCGCATTTCATCCGTGGTCAGCAGTGCCGATCCGGTGGCTGCCTGGATCTGCGCCGCCACCAGGTACGTCTGGTAGCGGGTCTGAATGTCGGCGCGCAGAATGGCGCCCGTCTTGAACTTGGCGTGGACGGGTCGCGTGAGCAGGGCGCTCAGGGCTTCCTCTACGCGGTTCTGCCAAGGGCCGATGGTGAACGCTAGGAAGTCAGCCACGCGCGCTT